AATGGCAATCCCCCCTCAAATGGAGAACCTCAAGGAAATTTTAATTATATTATAAGATTAAAGAACGCCGGACCTAAATATATTAATTGCCACATAAAAGCATTTGATAATAATTCAGATCAATCTGGGTCTGGATTAATATCAATGCCCGATTCTTATAACATAATACCACCAACATCTTATTTTGGAAATATAACAACATCAACAACATATGAAATTACTAAATACGATGAAGGGGGGCATACAGGGTCCCCTACTGGTGGTACAGGAACCTTAACAACAACACAAAGGACTTTGGGAGGATATTCTTCGGGTTCGGGTAATAATTATCCACCAGCTAGTTCAGTAGATAATTATTATCAAGGTTGGTTAATGATCACAGTCTCCCCCAACGGAGGCGGCTCTAATCCCCTGAGTGGAATATTCAGTGGAATTATTACATCATATAACGGCACGACAAAAGTTGCAGATGTAGTTTTTAAGGATTTTAACGGGTCCACCTTTGGAACCCCAACTAACACTGAATATGTTCTATCAAGGGCACGTGGACTCTCTCTCCCATCACAGATTTCAGTTGGCCCTGGTTTAGCTGGAGGTGGAAATATGTCAAATGATATTTCTATTAATATTGATCTATCAACACTACCAAATACGTCAACATATTCCGTAAATAATACAAATGATAAAATATTAATTCAATCCGATTCTTCTTCTTCCATAAAAATGCCCAATCTATCATCATTTTTATCATCCATAGCAGGAAAAGGATTAACATCCAATACTACAGGTTTAGTTATAGAAACTCAACAAGATATTAATGAGTTTACTTCGCAATATATTAAGGTAAGGCCTGTTTCTGGTTACGAAGATACAATGGACTTCTCTTTTGGAAAAACAGATTCTGATAACTTATTAATTAAACCAATGTACGAAGACAATCCACACACGACTGGTGGAGCTTATTTAGAAGATGTCGTATTAAAACTTACTTCAACAGCTCCGGAATCGCATGGCCTACACAAGGGTACTTTTAAAATATTATTTAAGGGTGGAAATAGTTCTGAAGAAACAGAATTATTAGATATTAATAGAGTTCATATGCATTTGAAAGATGATCTCACTTTTAAATTCAAAAATTCTTTGACTTTAGATTTTCAAGATCCCCATTCAGATATTATCTTCGGATATTCCGCTGCCCCTCAATTGCGCAATACATCACGCGAAGCTTATACATTTGGTTCTGAATCTGTTATAATTGGGACCGAGGCTGGCTATAATATTTCTGGAAATAAATACCCTGGATTAAATGATGATGACGGTGATGGTGCAATTCCACACGGGCAATTCTATGGCAATACATATATTGGATATAAAACGGGAGTGACATGTAATGAGGATGTAGGGAATACCTTCATAGGCGCATATGCTAGTGGAACTAATGGAATATTTAATTTATCAATTGGTTATAAGTCGGGCAAAGATACTACGGCTTCAGACGCGGGTGGCCTGGGACATAATATATGTATCGGTTATAAAGCGGGTTTCTTATACAATAAAAGTTTTGGAACATTTATAGGTAATAAAGCAGGCCTTAATGCTGGGTCAAACTTTAGCACTACAGAGGATGGGACAACATTCATAGGATATTCAGCTGGGAAGTATACAACTGGATTAAGAAATACAAGCATAGGTTTTCGTGCCCTTCAATCAACAAAAGAAAATAATGCGGTAAACGATACATCTAACTTTTGTACATCGATAGGTTATGAAGCAGGGAAAAATAATAAAGATTCAAACTATAATACATATATTGGTTATCAAGCAGGTATAGATAATCATTCAACTGGAAATAATATGCCACAATATAGTACCTTTATTGGATCAAATGCAAGGGTACGCCTTAATGAAAGTGGGGGTGGGATTGGAGCAGGATACTCCACTGCTATTGGAGCAGATTCAGTTGTTGGAGGTGGTAAAGAGGGCCATAATGTATCTATTGGCTACGAATCTGGATATGCGATGTCTGAAGGAAAAATGAACACCTATATTGGATCAAGTTCGGGATTTTTATCAACTAAATCTAAATTCTGTAATGCTATTGGACAATCTGCAGGTTGGTCGAACTCAATCGGGTTTTGCAATTTAACTATTGGAACTGGATCAGGGAGATACTCCAGGAGTTCTCAAGCAAATGTATTCCTTGGTACAGATGCTGGTTATTGGCAAAATGGAATATCCAATGAATATAGAGGATATGGATTTTACGATACAGGAACCTTACCATCCTCTTGGCCTGCAGATAACGATACAACAAATTCATCTAAAGCCCTCCGTGAATCTCTAAGCTTTAATACGGATATAGGTGGTAGTGTGAGATCACCTGAGGATGATAAAGACCCCACAGCTAGTTCTTCGTGGGCGGTCAGTGGTATATCTCACCATTATTCCTCTGGTTCAACATATGTAGGGGTGCGTTCCGGCTTAGGGAGACAGTCAACGAATGCCGATGAGAATACTCACGCACTTTTAAAAAATAAATTTGTCGGGGCATCTGGAACTTCATTTAAGGAATTATATGTAACTGCTTCAAATAGCTCATCGGGATTTGCCTCGTCAGGTGGGAGTACGGTTAACCTTAACGGACCGGTAAATAGTAATTCTGGAAATCATTTCCCTGGTACTTCATATAGAAAGGCTATATTTAATACAGGAATTGGGCGTAACTCATTAAAATTAATCTTTCAAGGGAGTTATAATGTTTGTCTTGGCGCTAATTCAGGTTGTAATCTATCATCGGGTCATTCTAATACATATGTTGGATACAGGTCTGGTGAAAATGGGGTAACTAGTTCTTCAAATACATTTATTGGAGAAGTTGCCGGATTGAATAATACTAAAAATAAATCTGTATTGATTGGATGTAAGTCGGGAGAAAGAGGCGATCCAAATGTAAGTGAACCTGGTTTAGTATATATTGGTTATGCTTCAGGTAGAAATATAGAAAGTGGATTATATAATACTTTAATGGGGTATAAGGCTTTCCACGGTCCTGCTTGGGGGAACTCTTCCATTTCTAGAAGTAGTGCATCTAAATGTATAGGGATAGGGTATGAGGCAGGGACAGTTGTCGAAAGTGGTATTCATACATTTATTGGATATAGATCAGGATATAATACAATTGGTCAACCAAGCTCCGGATCTGGAGAAGCAAACACATACATTGGTCACGAGGCTGGATATACAAATCAAACAGGGGGGAACAATACAATTATTGGACATAATTCAGGATATACGTATAATAAGGATAATGCTGTATTTATCGGGGTTAATGCAGGATATTATACCACCTCTACAGATTCAAATTATCCTCCATTATTTATAGGGAAAGATGCAGGATACTACCGAAGAGGTGTAAATAATATCGCAATAGGATTTCAAGCACTTAAGGGGGCATCAATAGATTACACAAGTAGTAGATGCATAGCTATTGGAAATAATTCGGGTTCAGGAAATACAGGTTATGATAATGTTTTTATTGGTAATGATAGTGGATTTACAGGATCTGGTAACCGTGATGTAGCTATCGGGAGCCAGGCCGGGAGAAGACTATCCAGTGTACCGACGCAGTATACTCCGGCAACCTCCTCGAATAATACTTATATTGGTTTTAAAAGTGGAATGGGTGCGCATGGAGTAAAAAATGTATTTCTCGGTAGTGAAACAGGTATGGCGAATGAATTTTGTAATAAGAATGTAATAATAGGTTTTCAATGCTTAAGGATGAATAATTTATTAAATGACCACAATGTACTTATTGGATTTAATGTAGGGAATGCCCTTACAATATTAGCAGAGATTACCGCAAGTTTCGGCCCTACTGGTGAAGAAAAGGGAAATGTTGTAATAGGGGCTAGTTCTGGAGGAAGGACAGTAGATGGTGGGAATATTATTATAGGTAGTAAAGCAGGTGAATATTTTAAAGGATCATGTGCGACTATTATTGGAACAGGATGTGGTGCAGAAGAAGCTCACTCGAGCGCTTTAGCTGGACACGCATACGCGGATTCCTTGAATGGAGGATGGGGGATGTTTACTACAGCGATTGGATACATGGCCGGTAAAAAAATGAATGGAAAAAGAGAATACACAAGTTTCTGGGGCGAAGGTACTCCCACTTCATTTTTGGATGCTCAACCACCAGGACCCAATTGGAAACGAGGGGACTCAACTTCAGGAAGAATTAAAACAGGTGGTCCAGGTGAACATTCAATTTCTGGGAATAGGGGGTGGGGGAACGAGAATGGCACCGACAATTGGAGGGCCTGGGCGGGGACGACCCATGTGACCTACGGAACAAATTACGCTTCAAATGTTTTGATAGGAGCTGAAGCAGGGTATTACCTTGAAGGTGGCCATACTAATGTTTTTATAGGGAAAGATGCTGGAAGAACCTGTCAAAGAGGATGTTTTAATGTATATGTAGGGTGTACCTCGGGAATAGGCGACATCAACGGTCACAGCGGAGTATCAGCATATAATAATGGTAATTTTAATACATATATGGGTATGGGGACTGGTAGATATTCATTGGGCGACCATAATTTATTTTTAGGTGTAGATGCCGGATATAAAGTACGTGGTAATAATAATATATGCCTTGGTCCAAGGGCAGGACCTGCCGCATTTAGATATATTAATGGAGTACCCACACCTGAACATTATAAATTATATATTGATTCAAGCGAGGTAAGTGGGTGGAGGGGTCCACTCTCATTCATATATGGAGATATGAATGGGGAGTACAATGAAGGGCAACCAAAACTCACTATTAATGCAGACCTTTTAGTTACAGGAGCATTTAATATGACTATTTTTGGAAGCACTACTTCCCCAGCAACGGGTGTATTTGGAGATTTCACCTTACAACACGGGAAAATAATTATCAATACAGATCCAGGTAGTTCCGCATTTTCAATATGTCAAAAATCATTTTCAAAAAGCTATTATAGTACAATTATTGGAAATGGAGCAGGAAACAATCTAGATGATAATGGGGATAATGATAGCAATACATTCTTAGGTTATAATTCGGGGAACAAAACAACATCAGGATTAAATAATACATTTATCGGTACCAACACGGGTTTTAATAATGTTTCAGGAAATGAGAATATACTGATTGGAGATGACTCGGGATACAAATTAACAAATAATAAATCTATATTTATAGGTTATCAAACAGGATATAACACAACAACCGGATTTGGTAATACATTTATTGGTTGGAAAGCAGGTTATGAAAATACAAATGGATTAGAAAATACATATATAGGTTATGGAGCAGGACAATCAAACAATGGAAAACAAAATGTATTATTTGGATATGAAGCAGGGATAACAGGGGGGAGTTTTAATCACTCAACATTTATTGGTTATAAATCTTGCTGGCGTACAACCAGTGGGAGTAAAAATATAGCCATTGGCCAAGAAGCCGGGGAGAATAATACTACAGGTAGTAATAATATATTTATTGGTTATAAATCGGGAGATGGTAATGGGGTCGGGTCGGGGGATAAATCACATAAATTATATATAAATAATAGTGACTTAGGTCACGAAGATACTAAAGCATTTATATATGGAGATATGAATGGATCTGAGAATAATAATACACCTAAATTATTTATTAATGGTGACCTCCATGTAGAGGGGGCCGGTTTATCCGTTGAAGGCTTCTCCAGTGGATCAGATAAACACTTTAAAGAGAATATCTCTCCATTTGAAGAAAATATTCTGGATCAAATCAATGATTTAAACCCTGTCACCTTTACATGGAAGAAATCGGGAAATTTAGATATTGGATTTATAGCACAAGAAGTAAAGAAAATATTCCCATCCTTAATATCAGAAAATAATGAAGGAGAACATTTTATGGATTATTCAAAATTATCATTTTATCTTGTAAAAGCTATTCAAGAAAAAAATAAAAAATATAAAGAACTTGAAGAAATAGTTCGTCAAGAAAAACAAAAAAGAGAGGAAATGAAAAAATATTTCCAAGAAGAAATTAATAAATTATATGAAATAATTAAAAATAAAAAATAATCACTTAAATAAATTATTTATTTATAAACTAAACCAGCCATCCCCGAAGATACAACTAAAACATTATAATTTACAGCAAAAATAATTAACCTTTCATTCACATAATTATAGGAACTTGTCACGATTAATTCGGCTTCATCCACTTTTGAAAAATTACAACAACCACTCGGTTGATACTTACGCGGATTAATGGAAAAAGAATACAAATAAATATGTTTATTAGGGACTTTCTGCTTACAATGTAGGGGTTGTACCATACGAAAATAACTTGCATCTCTATCGTAAAAACGGTCTATTCCATTCAACCTTAATTTAGCAGTCTTGAATGATTCATAGGAAGTAATCGCATAAATATTCTCAGAATTTAAACTTGTACTGCTCTGATAATTAAAATAATCGTTTTTATTCGTTTGTGCTTGCCCCGAAACATTTAATAAACAATTCATATCAGAGTTTCCATTTCCGGACTCAACCCTTACATTTTGATCTTGAACAATCCACACTATTTCCTTTACTGGATGATAAAACTTAAAAGGATTTATTAATTTCATATCACTCTCATGTCTTTGAACTTGTTGTATTAAATATGCACGTTTCTCCGATAAAAATTTTCTTTTTTCCTCACTATCTAAAAACATATATTCACACCATATATCGATATCAGCTGAAGTATTTGTATACGATAATTCACCATCCAAATTAAATAGATTTTCAACTGAACGTATCACCATATTCAAGTTTATATCATGTTTTGTAATGGCAACGATTGGTAAATATAACCCCGGATTATTACAAAACCAAAAATGCAAGGGTACATATAATTTTAATACTTGTGAATCAATACCCTTTTCTCCACTCTTGAAATACCCTACTTTCCCCGGATGTTTATTTAATCCTAACCATTCCTGCTCATTAATATCATATAATTCATTCTGAACATCCAACCAATCTGAATAATGTTTATCGATCACATGTCCCCCAATATCAATACTACATTCTTTAATCAAAGCATGACCCGTATTATTTGTCCAATTTAAATATGTACCACTCCCTGTAATATTTTGAGCATCACCCCGATTTAACTTTATTTCAACTATTATTTTACCAATTAAATCCCCAGCCCTTGATAATTTACTCTTAATCTTTCTTTCGCCAATCCCCAAATTTTCAATCTGCTGTTTGATCGATTCCATAGAAAAATTAGTATGTCTCCGGTATACTGATTTAAAAAATGAGAACTCTGGATTACCAGTTAAGTAATGGTCCATTTTACCTTTCATAACTAATTGTAATATTCCTCCTCCCATTTAAATATACTATATTAATTATATTTATATTTAACTTGAATATGCTAGACCAGCCATCCCTGACATTATCCTCAATACATTATAATTCACAGCATAGATGTTACTAATTTTTGAATTGGTATCAAATAATAATTTAGCACTATCAATACGTGAAAAATTACAAGTTCCTGATGGTTGATGTTCTTCAGGTTCCAAACAAAAAGAATAAACATAAATATCTTTTTTTAATTGTGAACACCTTGATTTTGGATTCTGTACCCTACCAATAATAGATATTGAAATAATATCTGCGGTAGGGGTTGAAGGTGTAAAAGAAGTACCTATAGCAGATGCACTATCATCAACCTCTACTACAATGATTTCCGCACTTGAACTCTTAGTAACGGATTTAACCTGTCCAATAATCTTTCTAACTAAATCATAAACTCCAGTAGCTTCTTTTATAACTTCAATATTCAAAATATCCCCTACCCTAGGATAATTTCCCGCTGTACTTGATGAAATAAAATTTTCACCAATCGTTAAATCTATTGTTGTTTTACCATTTACTGTACTACTTCCAGAATGATAGAGTGTAGTATTATCAGTAGCAGAAGCAGTGGCGTCATCATTATATGTAATAATAATTGGTTTTATCATAATAGGATCCTCAACCTCTTTAATATTATATCCAGGTATTGACGTATGGTGGATGTATGGTTGCTTTAATGTAAAATACTCTTTATTTTGTCCAGTAAAACGGTCATGCCCATTCAATTCAAGCCTTATCTTCTGGGATTCAATAGGACTATCATTCGGAGTAGTCCATATAAGCTCTTTAATAGGATGCTCTAAATTTAACTTAAATGTTGTATTTTCACGATCTTTTTCATGTTGAACTTGTAATTGTTCAATTAAATACTCATGAGATACTTGGGAAAATCTACGTCTTTCATCTGTATCCAAATATATATAATCAACCCATACTTCAACTTTCTTCTCAGATGTTAATGATACATCTTTCCGTGTTAGATTCTCTACACTTGATGAATTATAATACCCAACACCCCATGTAATCTTTAATTGAACCTCGTGATACTGTAACGCAATTAAAGGTAATGCGAGCCCAGGATTCCTACAAAACCAAAAATTCAGAGGATATTGAATAATACGCTGCGATGTACCAGAACTATTATTTGTTGTATTTGCAATACACGAAACTAAATTATTATTATATCCCCCCGTCATATAACGAAAACCTTCCGATTTTGATACCGGAATAGTTAACTCATTCCATATCTGATTCCATTCTCTAAAATGCTTATCGATACGCTGTCCACCAATTTCTATTTCTACTTCACTAATAATATGATCTCCACAGATCCCCTCACTTGTATCCACTTCACAAGTAATATAAATCCCTGTAACCAAATCCCCATTCCTAGAAATACTTACCGCCCCCTTATTATTAATACTTGAAGTACCAATAGTTGATTTACCATTAATTGCCTGTTTAATACATTCCATAGAGAAATTTGTATGTCTTCTATAAACTACCTTAAAAAATGTAATCTGTGGATTACCAGTTAAATATATATCTTGTGCCCCATATGCTACAAGTTGCATTAATCCTCCCGCCATTATATTATATAATTATATAATATAAGAAAAAAAAATATAATAACCGATATTCCCTTACTTCACTGTTTTATAAATACATCAAAGATACCTTGAGTTTCTTTTTCATCCTTCTCCAGATCAAGAACCTGTTTCACAGGATTCATTATCTGATTGGATATATAGAAACCATAATCAATTGGAATATTATTTTCCCTTATATAATCAGGATGTTCAATACGATCCCCTTGTAGAATATTCCTCTTCTTTAATTTAGGAGGACCTTCTACTTTAATCGTCTTGTATTTTACCTTTCCATTCTTAAAGGTACCATTTTCAATACGTTTTGAGACCATTTTATATCCGGTAATAATTGGACTATCATCTACAACCCTATAGATATATGGGATACGATCATTGGGTTTCGGTTTATTACCAGGATTCCTTTCGGCCATTCTATCAGCTAATACCTTATGCGCTATCCCCTCAGGATTTTTATAATACCCCCTCAATGATTTTGATATTATAAAGTTTGATTCATCCATCTCCCCATCTTTAATCTTTTTTAATGTCTCTTTTAACCAAGATATTGCAAGATCAACACTCTTTTGATTCATTATTATCTCAATCACATTTCCAAATACATATTTAACAATTGGTGCATTATCCCTCCGTTTCATTACAATACCCATTGATGTCCTCTCCTTAGGCTTATCTGAAGATAATTCATATTTATCCCCTGTATACCTCTTCTTTGATATTAAGATAAATGGATAAAATGTCTTCTCATACTCTAAATCCTGTGGACCCTTATCAAATAGATCCACATCCCAATCAGGATTCATCTTATGTTTTGTAATCCATTCACCCGCTTTTACTCCACAATCAATACAATAAGATAATGCTTCTTTACCACTTAATTTCTCACCAGTATCTTTGTGAATACGTGAAAACTTAACAAACACCGAATCTGTATCTCCATAAACTATTTCCGGTTTATTATATCCTTCTTCTTTTGCCCATTCAATAACCCCTTCCTCTGCATCATCAATTCTTTCACGACCAATTGCTGTCGTACAAGCAGCTATTTTCTTAAAGAAAATTGGACTTGTTTTAGCCCCCATTTGACCATACACAGAATTAGCTGTTATCTTATAAGCCAATTGTAAACCATCCAATACCTTTTTCTTATTTTCATCATTTGTCTTTTTTATACGGGAACGGGTCTCGCGCCTTTGATCTAATAATGTTTGCAATACAATTGGAATAATACCTTGCTTTTCTTTTGATCTCTTTGCAAAATAACACTTCGTCTTAGTTCCGGCTTTCTTCTTATGTATAGTCTTACCTTTCTGTTCATATATATAATCATCATACTCAATTTGGTCATAATCTTTTATTTTCTCCAACATAGTCTCATACTTTGTTGGATCCTTTTTTATATCTGATTCTGTACATATGAATGTCTCATGGGATAGATTCTTCTCTATAATTGAAGATGGATATAATGAAGCATAATCCAATACACTGACAGGATCATCTAAATATATTCCTGGTTTAGGATCAAGTACAATCGCCCCCTCAAACCCATCATCCATCTTTGAATCATCAAAACCCTTAAGTGTTGGAATACGCGTGTTCCTCTCAGAACATTCCTTTGTAATAATTGAATTAATCTTTATCCCTTGCCCACGCAAGAAGATATATGATAAAGGAACCCATGAAACAGTCGCCATACCAATATTATTTGGTATTAAATCCAATTGTAATAGTAAATGAATACATAATTCACAATCCATAATACAATACTTCGCTACCTTTGCACGACCACTACTACCTCCCATTTTATGATAATCAAATATCTGTTGTGGTGAGATATCATCTTTGGCTAAACACCATTCGTAAGAGATAACCTCCTTCTTATATTTCATTAACTTCCCCTTAATATCTCCATTGATTAAAATAACCTTTTGCTCATAATTTAATCCACGGACCTGATATTTCTTTCCATTTTCAAACCTTACTAAACCATACTTTGTATTAATATTGATAGTTATATAATCGTTTGTCTTAAGGTTTCCAACCGTATTTGTCGTAAACCGTGTACAAGGTTCGGTAGAATTCAATATTGGGACTTTTGCAAAATCAATAAATCTACCCTTCATAAAATGAGCAGATACATCATCTAATTTATAAGAATCCAATGAATGAGCTTTTTGAATCTCCTTTTGAATATCAAATACGACCCTACCATCCATAGATATATACTTTAATACATTATCACCCAAACCAGAAGAACTCAATTGTTTTGACATCACCTGACACTTCTTTTCCCAATACTTATCATAATATCCTTGAGAACTAGATGTCTTCGTTTCCCCCCTTATATCGGTAATAAAGTCAGATTCACGATTACGCATCAATTTCCCTAAACGATAAAAATTATTCTTAGGACAAGATTTATGACACCTTGAATAAGTAGTGCTCTTTTTACACTTTGAACAACACGGAAATAAGAAATCTATACGCTTATTAATATAATCAAAATCAAAACCAAATATATTGTATCCAGTAATTATATCAGGATTATGATATAATATTAAATCCTTCCATTTCAATAATAGTTCCTTTTCATCACGACACTCAAATATATCAACACCCTCAATATTATCACATACCTTCTCACTAGGAAAATCTTCATTTCCAATAATAACCATTGATCTATTATAACATTCAGTATCACCATACTTATGAAATACTGAACCGATCTGAATTATAGGATCTCCCTTAATCATAATCTTCTCTCCCTTATCATTTTCTATATTATTCAACATATCTGTCATCCCATTAATCACTGACTCTCTCCCCTTCGTATTTCCCTTTGATGCATCAAATGCATCTATAAATTGTGGATCAATATCCTCCATTAGATTTTTTAAACTCTTCTCTGAATAACGACCGTTTAATGTATAGATATTCTGGACATCATTCGAACCCTTATTAAATGCATCTACAATACAACGCTCTATAAATTTCTTCTTTAATGTAAATGTATTCTCAGAAACGGATGTCCGAAAATAAGATTCATAAATATCAATTACTAATTTTTTAAAATCCTTGGAAGGATTTGGAAAATCACCATGAGAAGAATCACATTCTATATCAAAAGAACATGTTATAAATCCAGCAATAGTATCAGACTCAAACGGCTCAATATCTTTTAAAGGCACATTGTTCACCTCAATATCAACATTAAATTGTTGCTCCTCTCTATCAACCACCTTATCTCCTAGAGTATTCACTCTGACCCATCCACATGATTTAATTTTCTTCTCATGAAGAAACCTCAATAAAGGATGAATCTTCGCCTCATACAAATTACATGAACATTCGCAGTTATGTTCCTGATTAAACCAACTCTTTACCTTAGAATCTATACCCCTTAGTATAGGCTTCTTATCCTTATAACCTGTAATTATCTTATCCTCTTTTGAGTATTCATAATTATTCTTATAAAATTCTTGAATTGCGCTTACACATTTACGCATATCTCCATAT